CCCGCCGAGGGAGCCTACGGCAAGCCTGGGTACGGAGTCGGTGAGGTTGAGGCTCGCGGACGGCGGATCAAGAAGGAAGGGATCACGGCTGCGACTGGAATCGCGGGCGTGGATCTTGAGGACGGGGAAGACGACGAAGCCGAGGATCTCCGCAGATGGCGGGCAAACGCTCGCAAGCAAGTAGCCAGAGGACGTGCGCCGAGGGAGTTCGTGAACTCGGCCATCTCGCCCGAGGCCTACTCGCAAGTCTGGGAGAACCTGCAGTTCGCCCGTACTCGGGAAGAGATCGACTGGGCGTTCAAGGAGACCACCCCAAACCCAAAAGGACGACCTGGCCCGTGGGGGAGGCTTGAGGAAGAGCTGACGGCGTTCTACGGGCCGGTGGTGCTGGCATCGCTGGCTGGTGGCCTCTCGGCTCGCCAAGTGGTCGAGCGGTGGCTTCTGGAGCGGAGTCAGTACCCGGCAATGCCGAAGGACTCCGACGGCGCGGAGGCCATGACATGGGCCTATGCCGAGCTGTTGGGACAGCCCACTCCGAAGCTCCGGGAGACGGTCGGACGGATCTATCGGGACTCATTCGTTGCCGGAGCCAAGGACGGACTCACTCAGCTAGGGGATCGCGCCAAGAGGACTCCGCTTGCGAGTGCCGTCAACCGGGTTGATTGGAGTGCATGGAAGCCTGGAGAGCCTCTGAGCAACGAGGACCTGCAGGACACCGGATACAGCCGGATGCTGGGCCAGCTCAACACCTGGATACCGGCGATGGACGACACGACCAGGCGGCAGATCGCCCAAGCCTTGCAGGATGGAGTGGATCAGGGGCTGGGGTCGCAGGCCATCGCAGACAAGATCGACCTGGTGCTGCATGATCCGAAGCGGGCGGCCATGATTGCTCGCACGGAAGTGAACAGGTCCATGTCCCACGGGTCCATCGAGACCTACCGGCAGCACGGGATAGCCCAGTTCGACATCGTGACGGCTTGGGACCCATGCCCGATCTGCATTGCCAACAAGGACAGCGGGCCGCACCCGATCACGGACGTGGCGGCGATTCCCCCGAGTCATCCGAACTGCTTACCCGGCAGTGTGAGGGTTGTTGTGCCCGGAGACGTAGAGGCACGGCTGGCCCTTGACACGCTGGCCGGTGGTGCGATCAGCGTTGGAGGTACGGCGTCCGCACCCGCAACGGCAATAGCCGAACGGCACATCGTCCGGGGGACGGCTCGGGCGGCTACTGAGCGGGAGTTTGTCGGGGATCTCGTCGTCGTCAAGACTGCCCTCGGCCACGAACTCTCCGCTACCCCGAATCACCCGATAGCGACTAGTGGCGGCTGGCTCCCGATCTCGGCGCTGCGAGAAGGCGATCACGTCCTTAGCAGCACCAGCTCCGAGTGGGTAGTGGATGCCGTCCACCCAGACATAGAGAACATCCCACCCACTATCCAGGAGGTAGCGGAGTCGCTCCCCGTGGCGCTTGCTCCGATGCCAACCTCCGCCGAGGACTTCCACGGCGACGGAGCCGATGGCGAGGTCTACGTTGTAAGGACCGATGGCCTTCTGGGGTTGGCATACGCAGCCCTCTGCGAGCAGCATCTCTTGGAGAAGTCGCTCGGCGGGGGAGACATTGCTGCCGAACCGCTCGACGGCGAGCGCGTGGGTGATCTTGCCCTCCAGGGAACGGACGCTGCCTCGCACGGCAGCATGAGCGGCGTCCGTGAGCCTCTTCCGTTCCTCGGGAGTGGTATGGGCCATGCGGGCGACCATCCCGGCACTCCGGTTCCTGGGGGTGACGCCATGCGTCAGCAGGACTCGCCGAACGGCACCACGGCAGACTCCGAGGGATTCTGCGAGCGCCTTCTCGCTCTCTCCCCCGAGATAGCGGCTGATCAGGTCGTCAGCGTCAAGCGTGTTCCATTTAGGGGCCACGTCTACAACCTCGAAACTCCCAACGGCTGGTACATCGGCAATGGCATTGTAACCCATAACTGCCGCTGCACTCCAGTCCCTGCACTCCACTCCTGGCGGGACGAAGCCGACCAGCCTGCCGCGCAGACCATCTCCGAGACCGTGAGCAATGTGCCGCTGGGGTTTGTCGGCGGCGTGGACCAGACCTCAACTCGAAACGCGGTCGGGCAGTCCGTCTCGCAGACCATCGGAGGTGCCTGACGGTGAAGATCGCTTGGGACATAGACGGCACACTCGACGAAGACCCGTCGGTGATGGCGTCGATGATGATGGCGCTCCGAGCCGCAGGTCACACGAATGTGATCCTGACCGGGGCGTCTGACCCGAAGCCTACGCAGGACGACTGGGACTCGAAGGCGGGCTACCTCAAGAGCTTGGGGATGGGCGCGGCCTGGGATCACATGGTGGTCTTCGGAGATCCCCCCCACAAGGCCAAGGCCAAGTGGATCAAGAAGCACAACGTCGATCTCCTGTTCGACAACTCCGCTGAGAACGCCGAGCTTGCGGCTGACTCCTGCACCGTTCTGGTGCCGTGGAACTCAATGATCGATGCGCCCAAGAAGGTAGTCCATGACGAGGGCACATGAGCGCGAAGCGTGAGCTGATCCGGCGCAACCTGAAGGCGGCGGGATGGAAAGGCCATCCCAGGCGGCCAAGGGGGAAGTCGAAGGCTGAGGCCGCGCATGAGGTGGCCGTGGTCTTGGGAGTGCTCAAGGCGCGGGACCGGCTGAACCGCACAACCAAGGAGACCTGATATGGGCGCAACCATCCTGAGCCTGCCGAGCACGGTGACCACTACCTCGGGCAGCTCCGGCCCTCTACAGACCGGCCCTCTCTACACCTTGGCGGTGGACGTGAACGTGACCGCTGCTTCGGGGACGTCTCCGACGCTGGCGCTGTTCGTTGACCGCCTGGGGGCAGACGGCAACTGGTACGCGATCTGGAGTCCGACCGCTGTGACGGCGGTTGGGACGCTCTCCACAAGCATCGGGCCGGGCTGTGCGGTGGCCGAGGTGCCAACGGACAACATCCGGCTTCGGTGGGTACTGGGCGGGACGACGCCGAGCTTCACGTTCAGCGCGTCGATCCTGGCTCGCTAGGAGGACACGGCAGTGTGTTGGAGCTGCGGATGCGGTAGGCCCTCAGACGACCACGGCGATCCGCGTGCCCTGACGACTGAGGATCTGCGAGCGGCGGCAGACCACGCGGACACGGACATCCCTGGTGTGGTCGCCAACATGGTCCGCACCCTTGCTCTTCATCGAGGCAGGCAGGCCGGGGCAGCCAAAGAGGACTGGGCGGCGGTGCAGGTGCTGAAGTCCGTGCCAGAGAAGCGTTACACGCTGGGGTTGGCCTATCCCGCCAACCGTGCGGATGTTGGCAAGGCAGCGGACGGCTTCCAGGACTTCGTAGGGCCGGAGGCACTGGAAGAGGCTGCATGGTCGTTCCTGCGCAAGGGCGGCCGCATTGGCATCCAACACCAGGACGGGACCGAGGGGCATGGGCAGGTGGTGGAGAGCTACTTGTGGCCCGCTGGCCCGTGGCCGCAGCCCAACGGCTACACGGTCCAGAAGGGCGATTGGTTATTGAGCACGGTCTGGGATGAACCCACCTGGGCGCGGATCAAGGCCGGGGAACTAAACGGATTTTCGCCGCAGGGCGGTGCCCGCCGTCGCCAACCGTCAGCCGAGGCGCTGGCGAATCTTAGGAGCAGTTGATGGACATAACAGAGTTCGAGTGGCTCGACCCCGAGCGCGTGGATGCGGTCGGCTCTCCGGCCCACGGCACCTCTTGGCTGATGGTCAAGAGCACCGAGGACGAGGACGGGCCGGTCTACTCCGAGGACGGGATGGTGAAGTTCGTGTCGGCCGCGGCTCGCCGCAAGTTCGCCCGCTCCGGCGTGGCGATGGCTAATGGCGACTTTCCCATCCCGGACGAGGGCCATCTCAAGTCGGCCATAGGGCGGCTGGGGAACTACCACGGCGACAAGGGCAAAGCCAAGCGGCACATCATCAAGCGGGCGAGGGCGTTGGGTTTGACCCATCTCCTGCCTGCGGACTGGGGAGTTAGCAAGGACATGGACACTCAGGCCGAAGACGAGAACGTTGACTTCCCGTCGCCCGAATCGACTCAGGGGCAGACGCGTGAGATGCATCCCGACTCCGGCCCCAAGAGCGGGGACGCGTCGCAGGATGGCGGAGATCCGCCCTCCAGTCGTTACACCAAGCCGCCGAGGGATCTGAAGCAAGGGAACGGGTTGGGCGACACGGCTCCCAGCAAGACCGTCCCCAAGGCTCAGGCGATGGGGCAGACCAGGGGACTCACCCGCAAGAGTGAGGGCGAGAACCAGGACTTCGCAGACGCAGACCATCCCGAAGTTGACATGACGGGAGATGCGGCACCGGACGGGGCCGAGGAAGCTCGCGCTGCGGAGACCGAGGGAGAGACCCAGACACGCACAAACGAACGCAAGGGCGGCAAGGGGGATGGCGACCAGATGCGCCGGGAGAAGGCGCAGACGCAGAAGGCCAAGCGCCGGATCGAAGGGGACAACCCGGAGGACACCAAGCCTCACAGCCCTCAGTGGGAGGGCAAGGACGCGGCTCTAGCCGAGGGCGCTCACCAGTTGCTGTCCCAGGCGATGGAGCTTGTGCAGCAGTTCGAGGCCCGCGAGAAGGCAGAGATCCGCAGCAAGAAGGCGATTGAAGCTCGCTACCCCGACATCCGCCGTACGGCCAAGCTACTGACCGGGCTGGCCAACGGCAAGACAGAAACCAGCTCGGCCACCAAGGAGATCGAGGACATGACACAGGACGAACTCATCCGACTGCTTGACCAGCGTGACGCTGCCAAGGCAAAGGCCACCAAGAAGGCGGAGATGAAGAAGGCTCGTAAGGCGCAGAGGCTCATCGAGAAGGCCAACCCGGAGGATGCTCAGGCGCGACAGGCGCAGAAGGCTGCAAAGGCCGCCGCAAAGGTGGCGAAGGCAGCAGGCGCGGCACTTGACACCGACAGGCTGACCAAGGGATTGACCGAGGCGCTAGCACAGGCCGTCCGCCCACTGGAGGACCGCTTGGCAAACGTCGAGGGCCAGCCCGCTCGTGCCGTCCCGATGGCGAGTGCGGCAGGGCTGGGGAACACTGACGGGCCGCGTGGCACCTACGACGGGTCCGCATTCAAGGCGCTGGAGGATCGTGTCGCAGCGGCGCAGTCCCCAGCGGAGCGCCAGCGGGCGGGTGCAGAGCTGCTGAAGGCGAAGATGATCGCCACCGAGCGGCTGCGTGAGGCACAGGGCAAGACCGGGCAACCCGTCGCGCTACTGGGCCACTGACCGACTTCGGACGCGCCGCATGAAGTGGCGCACTACTAGGAGACAAACTCAATGACATGGGGAAGTGACGCCCTGGGAGTGACCCAGGACACCTTCGACATGATCAAGGCCGCAACTGGTGGAATCACCACCGGGACCGGAATCGCGGGCATCGACCTCCAGGATCTGATCTCCTGGGTGCCGGTTGACACCCCGTTCTTCAACACCACTCCGAGGGTGGCGGCGAAGCAAGGGGCGCTCTTCGCCGTCTGGCAGGCACTGCTGAACATCAACGACCAGCAGCCTGACGGTGGCGTTCCCGAGGACCAGTCGGCTCCTTTGATCGACATCCAGAACCAGTACATGTACGCTCCCTTCGCCGTCGTCGGCGCAGGTGGCACGGTGTCCTGGGACGCTCTCGCCAGGGGCGAGAACTACGCGGACGTGCTGGCGGTGGACACTTTGCAGTCCATCAACCAGCTCCTGATCTCGCTCGACATCCACCAGCTCAACGCGACCAGCTTCGCCCTGCCCGCGATTGGCACAGTGACGCTCTCGGCTGCGTCAACCGGTGGCTCGCTCGCAACTGGGACTGTGTACGTCAAGTGCGCGGCTCGGTCGGGCATGAACTACTACCGGGGCGGCTCCGGGGTAGCCTCGGCTGAGGCGAGCGTCGCCGTGACGGGTCCGACCGCTTCGGTCTCCGCATCGGTGCCGTACGTCAAGATGGCGAACGCCTACGACTGGTACGTCGGCTCTGCTACCGGAGCGGAGTATTACTACACGACCACCATCGTGAACTCGGTCACGATCACCACGATGCCGACCACGGCGGCGAACGTGCCGTCTCTGTCGGGCATCTACAACGCGGGGAAGGCTGGGCCGAGCACGGTCCCGACCACCGACACCTCGTACCAGAGCTACTGGCAGAACGGCCTCCAGGCTTCGATCCTGGGGGACTTCGCCACGACCCTGGACCAGTTGGGCACCTCGGGCGCGATCGCCAACCTGGTGACCCCTGGCACGGGCGTCTCTCAGGGGGCTTACTACAGCAACCTGAACGGCGCACAGCTCACGGTTTCCGGCGCGGCGTTGCTGGAGATCGACGAGATGAACCGGGCCATATACGACGCCTATCAGTTGACCCCAACTCGGATGCTGATGGGATCGCAGTCGATCAACGACATCGCGAACGCGGTGTTGGACAACCCCCAGGCGGTGACTTGGCTGGTGCCCACCGATGCTGACGGACGTGCCCGAGTGGTCGCAGGTGGTGCGGTTGCGCTCTACCTGAACAAGACCGTGAACGGCAAGCCGATCACCATCGAGCTGCAGCCACACCTCCCACCGGGTGTGATCGTGTCCGTGGTGGACGAGGTTCCCTTCCCTGGGGCCAACATCACCACGACTCTTGAAGCCGAGACCCTGTATGACTTCTTCCGCTTCGACTACGGTGCAAACCGGCAGCCGGGCGTGTCAAACGGTGGCCCTCGGTACGACTTCGAAGTTCGGACCCAGCAGGCGTTCAAGAACAAGGCGAGCGCCATGATGGGAGTTTTGGCCGGGATCGGCTCAGGGATCGCCTGACCGTGACCGAGAGGGAGTCGGGGCTTCGGCCCCGGCTCCCCTTCTGCTAGAAAGGAGAGCGACTATGTATCTGAAGCAATTTCGTGTCGTGCAGGTGCGCGTCTCGGACCCGCTGCGTCCGGGCAAGCGGACCTTTGAAGAGCGGCAGATGCCATGCGGGACCACCTCGGTCACATGGCAGGGGAAGAACGTCGAGGCTGAGGACGACGGCTGGATTGACCTGCCAGATGCCTGCGGCGAGCACCTGCGGTCAGTCCGCTACCCCAAGGGGGAGAGGTGGCTGACGCCTGCGGAAGTGGGCGAATTGGTAGCGGTCGGTGCCGCGACTGAGGATGTCGAGCGCAAGCCGAAGGCCAAGGCTACGCCCAAGGCCAAGGACTGACAATGGGAGTCACCCCCTACACGCCGACGCCATTTGCCACGCCGGTCGCAAACCCGGCGATGGGCGGCGCAGGGGTGCCCTATCCCTACATCTCCACCTCGGAGTACCGGTTCGCACCTACGGCGATGGACGCCCTGAGTCTGCTTCCGACGGGGAGTGCTCAGGACAACCTCCAGTCGTTGGCGGACACGATCCAACGAGCTTCGGCATGGATCGACCGCTTCTGCATGGGTGCGGACGCGGCGGCGAAGGGAGCTTCGCTCTGTGCGACCACTTCGGTCGAGACGGATCGCGTGGACGTGATCAACGGGACGCTGCGTCTCGTGTGCAACTACAAGCCCATCATCATGGTCAACGGCGTGGACATCGGGTCGTCGATGGCCTCCATGAGTCCCGTCCCTTCCTCGGTCCAGGCATTGATCAGGCTGGGGATCAGGACGATCTACGTGCCCTTGCTGCCCTTCGCCGGGCGGAATGGCACCTTACTCAACCCTCCCCCGGTGCCGGCCAGCACCATCGGCCACTTCGTCGCCGTGTGGTCCTACGTGAACGGCTACCCGCACACCTACCTGACTGAGCCAATCACGGCCGGCGCGACCTCCTGCGTGGTGGCTCCGACCGATGGGGGGACGGGGTTGCTGGGGATCATCCCCAACGTGACCCAGATGACGATAAGGGAGGGGTCCAAGACAGAGCGGTTCACGGTGCAGAGCGTCAGTGGGACCACAATCACCCCAGTAGCCCCGTTCACTTACGCGCACCCGCTTCCCGTGTGGCCGGACTTCCTGCCCGTGACCGCTATGCCTTCGGACATCCGAGATGCCTGTATCTTCGCCACGACCTTCCTGATCAAGACTCGCGGCGACAACTCGATCGTCCTCGATGAGCTGACCGAGCCG